CGCGTGTGTGCGCACCGGGACCAAATACGGGCCGGAATACGTCGAGCGGCTGGTCCGCGGCGTCAAACGCCACAGCAGCGTAGAATGCAGGTTCGTGTGTCTCACCGACCAGCAGGAGACCTGGCCGGGCGTCGAGAACTATCGCGTCGAATTGTCCGGATGGTGGGCTAAAATGGCCATATTCAATCCGGATTGGCGGGGCAACGATCGCCTGGTTTATCTCGACCTCGACACCGTGGTGATTGGCAATATCGATCCGCTGCTCGTGCTGGAGACCGAGTTTGCCATTTGTCACAGCTTCACACCGGCGCACCTCAAGCGGCCATGCAAATACAGCTCATGCATGATTGCGCTTGCGCCGAATTTCGGCCGCCGGATTTACGATGAGTTCATGGCAAACCAATTGGCGCTGATACGAATGTACGTCCGTTATGGCGACCAGCGCGTGATCGAGCATATCGACGACAGCGCCAAGTGTTTGCAAGATCTGTTGCCGCCTGGATTCTTTTCATATTATCGGGACGGGTTCCAGAAAAACGCTTCGCTGCTGGTCTTCGGCGCCCAAGCAAAACCGCACAATTCCCGCGACGCCTGGGTGAAAGAGGCATGGGTGTCATGACCGTCGACTTTAGCGAACAACTATACAACCCGGTGTATGCGGTGCTCGGCGTGCCGGCGGTATTGAGCGTGGCGGGGAGCGGTGGCGCCGAGGTGGATATAACCGTGATCGACGACACGCGGCCAAACGTGTTGCCGATCGCAGCCGGGGGCGGGACGCCGGCGGAGGTGCGCAGCGTCGGTCCTGGCGCCTTTGCCCGTGTGCCAGAGCTCGCCGAAAAGGGCATAGCGCGGGCCGACTATGCCGATGCGGTGCTGGCCTTCAACGGTCGGACCTGGATCGTTCGTTCGTGGGAACTGCGTGGCAGCCCGAATGGCGAGGACATGGGCGAGGTTAGGTTCGCACTGAAGGCCGACTCCATTGGTTGACGTTCGCGAAGACATTCTGGCCCGGCTGCTCGTAGTGGTCGCGGGTATTCCCAATATCAAATCGGCCCAGCGTAACAATGTGGACATCCCGGAAGACCAATTGCCGGCGGCGCTCGTGTTCGACGGCGACGAGGAAACCGACGACGCCTCCGACCTGTCGATGCGCCCCGCCAACCGGCCGACCATGGTTCGCATGCATCCGGAAATCATCATCGCACAGCAGGCCGACGAGGTCGGTTCCGATCTGACCACCTTGCGGCGGGAGCTGATCAAGCGTGTGACGACCGACACCGTGCTCAACGAGCAGATCGTCAAGACGGGACGGAATGGCAACGGCGCAATCCGCTATCTCGGCTGCCAGACCGACCTCGGCTGGGGCCGCTCGCTGCAGGGGGCGCTGCGCGCTCAATTCATGTTCAAGTACGCACTCAAAATAGAGGACTTATAAGCCATGCCTACGTCACCGAACGTTCAGAACTATCACATCGGCAAAGGCATCGTGTCGTTCAAGGAAGTCGGCGGCTCGACCTTCACCGACCTCGGCAACGCGCCGAAGTTCATCTACACGCCGACAGTCACCAAAAAAGAGCACTTCTCGTCCCGCGAGGGTATCAAGACCAAGGACTTCACCGCCATCACCGAGGTCGGCGCGACCATCAAGGTGACGCTGGACGAGATCACCGGGCTCAATCTTGCCTTCTTTGCGCTGGCCGATACGGGCACAGACAGCGACGGCAACATCACCCTGAGTGGCCTGTCGAAGGCCGAATTCGTCGGCGACATCAAGGTGGTCGGTACCAACGACGTCGGCCAGCAGGTCGACTTCCTTGCCACCGTTTCATTCATTCCGTCCGGCGATTTCAGCTTTATCACCGACGCGGACGACTTCACCGTGATCGAGATCGAGGCCGAGGTGCAGAAGGGGCCGGATGGCGACTTCGGCGTCTGGACGATCCGGGATGACGCCGTGTCGTCGTGAGGAGAAAAGCATGGCGGACTTATTGGATATTGCACCCTCGACGGCGGTCGAGGTCGTCAAGATCGACGGCCTGCGGGTCAAGGTGCGTGGCGTTTCGGTCGACGCCATCGCATCCATCGTGGCCCGGTTTCCTGAATTGAAATTGCTGGCCAGCGGCAGCTCGGGCGATAGTTTCCTGCCGCGCCTCATCCAGGGCTGCGGTGCGGCGGTCGGGCCGATCATCGCGGCCGGGTGCGGCCATCTCGCGAATGAATCTTACGAGCAGCACGCCGCCATGCTGCTGCCCGAGCACCAGATGAAATTCCTCAAGGCCATCTTCGGGCTGACATTCCCAAACGGAATAGGCTCCTTCGTCGAGGAACTGACGGGCCTCATCGGCGGGGCGGGCGAAGGAGCAAAGCCGGTGAAAATCCGCTTGCGGAAATCGCCCTCGCCGTCGTCGCCCTCGGACGAAGCGGATTCCCTCCCGACTTTGCAATGACGCTGACGCCGCGCCAGGTCGCGGCCTATCTCGAGCTCGGCGAGCAGCTCGACCGCATGGAGCGGGCGAACGATCTCACCATCGCCGCCATCGCGGCGCAGGGCGATCAGAAGGCGATCGAGAAGACGCTCAAGGAATTGGGCGGATAGAACAATCAGTGCCCGCACCGATGCCCGTCACACTCGATTCTGTCTTTTTCCTTGGCATCTTGTATCGTCTGCCATTGAAGGTTTTTTTGGTCGTTGGTGCCGCCATTCCTGAGCGGAATTATGTGGTCAATCACATAATCTCTGCGAGGGCCGGAGGGGGGATTCTCGCGTTCGAACTTCCTCACGGCAGACGACGAACGTCCGTCAGCAAAAGCCGGCGCTGTAATGCCAGCTATGATGGCCAGCGCCAAAACGAACTTCTTCATAACAACTTTTCCTTCCTTTTGCCGATACGAGCAAGGAGTTACGGTGGATGCGTTGGCTGGGTTTCATGGGACCAAACGTCTACCCGAGCCGCGCCAATGCCGTCTTGTCATTTCGTGCCACATATTGCTTTTTGACGCCAAAATGAGATGAAACTCGTCTTTTCGCAGCGGGAATCGGCTGTAGCGCGGCTGATCGAGGAGATCGCGAGCCAGATCGATGCGGCTAGGGCTGGCGCGGTGCAGGATGCCGCCGCCCTCGCGGTCGCGTTAGGCCGGGAGAACATCGCCTCGGCCGGCTTTCCTGGACTATGGCAGGCGGCGCTGAAGTCGAAGTTCTTTCCGAACAAGGGCAGCGATCCGGCCGCACTGATCTTTGACACGACGCCGTTTGCCGGCGTGTTTGAAAGCGGCGCCACGATCGCCGGCCATCCGCTGCTGTGGCTGCCGATCGAGCGGAACCTGCCGGCGGCAGTTCATTCGCCGCGCCAATACGGCCGCAAGCTGGTATCGGTCAACGTCGCCGGCAAGCCGCCATTACTGTTCGACGCCGGCAATCGTGCGCTGGGGCCGCTGTTCGTCGGGGTGAAACGGGTCAGCATCCGCAAGCGGTTCGATCTCTATCGCATCTTTGCCCAGGTGGCTGCGCGCATGACCGAATTCTACGAGCGACGGATCAAGGGCTGATCATCGATGGCCAGCAAGACGATAAGCCAGCGCATCACCCTCGAAGGTGGCGATGACATCAAGAAGCAGTTGGAAGACCTTGGCAGGGCCGGCGAGGCCTCCTTCAAGCAGATCCAGGACGCCGCCGAGAAGACCAAGATCGATCCGGCACGCATCGATCAAACCAAGCAGGCATTCAACAATCTTAGCACCGCCGGTGCGCAACTGGGGAATCAATTCAAGGCGCTCACCGAAAGCGTCGCAGGTTTTGCCAGCCAAGGGACCACGTCGGCCTTGGATGTCGCATCCGGATTGCAGAAGACCACCGCGGCGGCGCAGCAGGTCGGCAGCGCGTTCGTGCAAGCCAACCAGCAGATCAGCACGTCCGCAGAATCCGCCGGGGCCAAGCTTATTTCGGCCGCCACCGCTTTCAAACTCGCCGCCGCCGGCATTGTGGCCGCCGTCTTGGCGATCACGACATCACTGACCAAGGGTGCGGTCGAGAGTGGCGCCGCGCTGGCCGATCAGGCCGAGAAGTTGCATATCACGACCGCGGAATGGTTGAAACTGCGCGAGGCGCTCGTCGGCTCGTCCATATCGAGCGACGATTTTGCAAAATCATTATCCAAAATTTCCCAAATGGCGAAGGATGCGAAAGAGGGGATTGTTCAGCTCAGGGACGGAGTCACCGAAGAGACGAAAAAGGTCGGCGACAACATCGTCACCATCATTCGGATGAACGATACGCTTAGCGATACGAGCAAAAAGTCCAGCGAAGCCGCGCAGACGCTGCGCCAACTCGGCATCAGTTGGCAGACCATTCTAAGCGGCAACACGCTTGAAATCATGCGACAGGCCGCGATCGCCATCAATAATATGAAGGATGCCGCGAAGCAGGCCGAGCTCGGTGTGAAACTCTTTGGCGATAACTGGAAAGAAGCCATCAAGATTCTAACCTCAACTACAAAACCCATTGACGAAACGGGCAAGTCGTTGTCGGAGCTCGGCAAGCTGCACCGCGATATGTCGGCCAACTCGGCCAATCTTGCTAAAGAGCTTAAAAAGGCGTGGGAGGATCTGAGCGGCGCGATCGGGGCCACAAAAAACCTGATCGGCTCGCTGTTTCTGGGTGCCAATTTGACGAAGGCAAAATGGCTGACGGATATGGTCGACGGCGCGACCGAGCTGTTGCGCATGTTTCTCAGGTTGAACGAGGAGTCGAAAAAGGGTTTCCTGGCTGGGCTCGCCGACACGCCGGCCGCTACTCTATTCAAGTTTCTGATCGATGTAGGCAACCAACTCGCTGGCCTTTGGAACGATGTCCTGGTGCCGGCGGGCGAGGCGCTCGTGGGTATCGTCAAGCAGATCGCCGCGAATTTCGAGGGCGTCACGAAAAGCCAGGTTGCGGCGTTCTTCATAGCGGCGGCAGTCGCTGCGGTCGCTCTTGCAGTTGCATTCAAAGGCATCGGCCTGGTGCTGTCGCCGTTCACGGCGTTGATTTCGCTGTTTGTTGGTTTTGGCCCGATCCTGATCCCGCTCGTTGCGCTGGTGGTGCTGTTCTGGGATCAGATAAAGGAGGGAGCAAAGACGGCGGCGGCGTTGATCCCCGGCGCGCTGGCGCAAATTGGGCAATCGTTCAAGCTTTTATTATCCGGTGATTTTGCGGGATTTTGGACTCAATTCAGTGAAGCCGCGCTCACCGCATTCGACACCATCAAGCAGGCGATCTTAAATATTCCGTGGGCGGCGGAACTAGTTGCTACCCTCAAGGACATCGGCAAGGATCTGCCCGCAACGATTTTGCTCATCGTGGCCGCTTTCCTGGCTCTGCATAAAGCGGCCAGCCTGGTGGCGCCCGTTATCAGCCGTATGTTCGGGGTGGAGATTACTGGCAGCGGCCTAATTCTATTGGGACTGCTCGGATCGATGACAAGCGCATTTACAGCATTGTCAGCGGTGGTTACCATTTTAAGTGTGTCGTTGTTCGCTCTATTCAATGCGTTGAGATTGGTTGGATTGCTGTGGGGCTTCATTCAGGCCGGGGCTCTCGCTTTCGGCGCAAGCGCCGGGGCGGCGTTTGTTATTGCCACTTCGGCAATCCTGGCCATCATCGCCGCGCTGGTCCTGCTCTACAGCTACTGGCCGCAAATTAAACAGGCGGCGATCGATGCCGCCGATGCGATCGCGGCCAAATGGCAGGAGCTCAAGGCATTGTTTGATGCCTGGGTCACGACACCGGTCGGCAATGCGTGGCAATGGATCGTCGATTCGTTCAATGAGGTTGTGAGCTCGCTCAACGCGGCGATAGATCAAGCCATAGCCCTCATTACCTCCTGGGTGACGACGCCGGTGGCCAATGCGTTCCAGTGGATCAAAGATACGTTCAACAGCGTCTTAGGTGCTCTAGGGTTCGGCGGCGCGTCGTCGAGCGGCGGCGGCGGCAGCGGTTTTGCGGGTGGCGGACTACTCGGCGGTCGCGGCAGCGGCACCTCCGACAGCAATCTCGCGTGGGTCTCGCGCGGTGAGTACATCACGCCGGCGCGCGCCGTGAGTCAGCCGGGCGTTCTGGCCTTCCTCGAGGCGCTGCGGCGCTCGGGCGGCAATCTGCGCGATGTGCTCGACGGCATGGGCCGCTTCGCGCTCGGCGGCATGGTGCAGGCGCCGCTTGCGCTTCCGGCCTTCGCCGGGGCTGGTATGAATCACGTCACCATCCAGTTCCCTGGATTGCCGGCCATAACCGGGTTGCGCGCCTCGTCCGATGTGGTCGATGAACTTCACAAGGCCGCGGCCATGGCGCAAGTGCGCTCGGGCGGGCGCAAGCCCAGCCGGTTTTCCTGATGCCCGCCTATACCCTGTTGGCGATCGACGGCATCGATTTCAGCCAGTACGCGGTGCGCGGCATCACCATGACGCTGGCGCCGATCGACCAGGCAAAAAATGTGGCACGCGATTGCCGCGGGAGCCTGGCGGACATCTCGCTCGCACAATTCCGGCAGTACAAGGTGACGATCACCTGTACGGATCACGAGGTGCCGGAGCTCACCGATGTTTGGCCAGGAATGGACATCACCATTACTTGTATTCCCGGTCTCGGCGCCGCCAATACGACCGGCGATGTGCTGACCATTCTCGCCAAGGTGACGTCGTGGAACACCTCGCGCGACGAGTGGGCGGCCGAGGTGGCGTGGCAGCTCGAAGCGGAGCAGAGAGCCTGATGCCGGCGGGAACGCCCTATTTCGCCTGGATCGATCCCAGCGAGACGGTCTTCGGCGCCGAACATCTGCGCTGGGACGAGGATGTGTTCTCGTTCACGCTCAAGCAGGATGAGGGCGATCCGGCGAGCCTGACCATCGTCGTCCGCCGGCCGCGCAACGACGCCGGCGAGGCGATCGGGTTGCTCGGCCCTGGGCGCAAGATATGGGCGTGGTTCGCGCTCGACTGTGGGTCGGACCTGATCAGATTCCGCGGCCGGCTCGTCGGTGTCCCAACCAGCATATTCGAGGAGCTGGTGACGCTTGAATTCGTAGCGCGGCCGATCGATCTGGTGGCCCAAAAGGCAGCGCTCGCGGATTCACTGCGCGTGCTGCCGTATTACGACGAGGTGGTGATCGATCCGACGCGGCGCAGCGATCCCGAAGTCGTGCTCGAGGGCTACAGCAAGATCTGGCACTACGACCGCGAGACGCACATCCTCACCGTATCGGACGAGATCACCGGCGAAGACGGCCTCGTCGAATTCGACGGCGCCAGTGAAGGCGGCAAGGTGCTCTATGACGGCCTCGGCCTCACGTTGACCAGCGGGCCGCTGGCGCGCGTCGATGTGAGCGCCGAGTATACCTGGACGCAGCAGGCGCAAGGCGGCGTCGATCTGACCGACTACCTGATCGACAATTGGCCTGACCGATATAAACGCTATATCACCTCGTACACCTTGACGGCCGATGACTGGCCGAAGCCGGGGGCCAGCATAGGCGATGGTTGGATCGTTGCCGACGCGACGGCCAGCGCACTATTTAGCACCGAGGTCAAGAGCATCACCACGGGCAGCAACCTGACGGTGATATTTCCCGATAGTTCCTGGTTCGGCCCTTCGCGCATGACCACTACATTTAGCGAGACGCGAAGCTATACGGATGCGCCGATTGGTCTGAGCTTTCCCGAACTGGTGACCAGCGACGTCATCGACGTCCAGAAAGGCTCAGTTAGTCGCAGTTATTCGGCCACAGCCGCCTTTTTGCCGTTGAACTATACCGCGGTCACGCTATCGGCAGCATACACGGGGAACCGGCAATGCACCGAGATCGTGTCGTTCTCTCTTTATGCCGATGTGCAGCACGTCTTGACCGATCCAGATGATGGCGAGGCGCTGCTCATCAACGACGTCAAATCGGTAAACCTGAGCGAAATGATTGGTACCTCTGCGCCGATTGGCGATCCGCAGCGTCGGTCTTATATCGCGACCGAGCGCGGCAATCGGAGCCTCGAGCATCTGATCGCCTTGGCGCGGGCGCATCTGTTGCAACGAGCACGGGTCGTGGAAATCGCGTTTGTCCCCAAACTGTCGCGCATGCTGGAAATCACGCTGCGCAAGAACGCCTTTCTGGTCGAACCGCGTGTTGGTGAGGCGTTGGGCAAGATCATCGGATATTCGCTAGCATTGGACGGCTCGGATGGTCGGATCAAATGCGAGGTTCGCATCGGCTGCGCAATCGGCCGCGGCGGCTCGGCTATCGCGGCCGGCGGCGAACCGACCTATTGCAGCGTCGACTATACTGGCGCCGACTATCAGCAGTTCACCGGCCGAACAGTCCTTTTCGATTCCTCGGTTGGTTATCAGCCGCCAAATTCGAATCCAAACGACGACGGAATCGAGTTCCTTTCCGATCTCGTGTCGGAGGATGTAATGGGGACCGGCCTCGTCGTGGAAAATCCGGCCTCGGTGCAGGCGCCTATTTTGTTTCAGGCCGGCGAATTTGCCTCGGTGCCGATCAGCGGCGCAGACATTGAACAGATGGCGAAGATTCCTACCGCGCGGGCCACGGCGGTCAGCAACGCAATGAAAGAATGTGAGACCCGCGCGACCTTCAAGCTCAAAGCCATGTCGGGGCAGTTTACGAGCGATTACCAAGTGCAGGTCACAGATCTGTATATTCCGACCGGCTATAACCTGGAGGCAACGTAATGGCGGGGCTCGAGGTTGTCGTCCGGCCAGTGGTGTTCCCCAACATCCGGCCACCCGCAGCAAGAGCTTTGGCGCCGGATGATAATCCCAATTCTGGCATTGCTGTTATCAATGGATCGGGCGGCAAGCTGCTCGATCTTCCGCGCAGTTGGAGCGTGAGCACCACCAAATCAACTCCCTACAAGGAGACCAAGCGACAGTTCAACAAGGAAAGGGTCTATCAGAAGGACGAAAATGGCATCAACAAGTCGAACTTTGTCGATGTTGAGCGCTTGAAAAAGGTCCAAATGGAGAGAGAAGAAGGTGATCCGATAAGACAGAGCTACGCGAGCCCACCGAAAATTGATAATGTTGAAACGTTAGAGACCGACGCCGAGAGAACAACTGATCCAACAGCCGACGACGGTGGGGGATCATGACGATCGTCTTCGTCACCACCGGCGCCTGGGGTGCCGGCACCGGCACACCGAACAGCGCGGCCCAGGTCGACGGCAATTTCTACGATGTTGATCAGCGCATCGTCGACTTGAATTCCGCGCTCGCCGAAGGCAAGCGCATCGATTCCGTCACCTATACGGCCAACAGTATGACGTTCCACTTCACCGATGGAACGTCGCAAGTCATTCCGCTGCCGGTTGCCGTCGTCACATATGTGGGGCAGTGGACGAACAGCACGCCTTACACGGTCGGCCAGATGGTCTCGGTTCGCGGCCTCGGCATGTACCAAGTGCTCATCAGCCACACGACGCCGCCATTGCCGGCGGCTTTCGATCCGAATGCGACGGACGGCAGCAATCCGCTCTATTCGTTCTGGATGCCGCTTTATGACGTTAACTATGATGCGGCGATTTTTGTGCCGGGAAGTGTTCAGCGCACCGCGGGCGAGGTGCTGTTCCAGGCTGTTGCTGGCCGGACCATGCAACTGGTGAGCGGGGATGCACATGCCCACGCTTATCTGGATGTCGGCATCGGCGCCGGCACCAACATCATCATCTCGATCCAGAAGAACCGGGCCGAGATCGGCACCATCACGTTCGCGGCTGGCGGCACGCTCGATGCCGGCGGCGGTCAAGGCGGAGCATTCAATATCCCGGCGACTGTGGACTTTGCCGAAGGTGACAGTTATGCGCTGCGGGTCACGGCTTCCAACAACGCGGGAGCGAGCGGACTGTCCGTGACGCTGCCATTCCTGCGAACTGATATCTGATGTCGTTTTCCCAGGATGTCCTGACGCGCATTTACAATGTGCATTGGAGCAGCGGCGGCGTGTTCATTGCGATCAACAGCGACGGGAATATCTATTATCTCGAGCTTAGCGGGACGAAGGATGAAAAACCGGTCTGGGAGGATCTCGGCACCTTGGACTTCGTCGGATCTGATCCCGATCATTTCATCCCTTTCCCTTCAGGCTGTTCCTATGGAATGACTGCTGGCGAACAACCCGGTCCGGTGTTTGTCATCGTGGGAGGTCCGGGAAACGCGACCTCGCCCGGCATAATCATGGCATCGAAGAATGGAAAGGATTGGTCGCGGGTATTCACTTTCGAGGAATCCAGCGATACGTTTCTCGGTGCGCGTGTTTGGGCCTGTGTGTGGGACGAGGATGCGCAGATGTTCTTCGCAGCCGGGCACCAGACCGACCACTTGTTTGATCACGAAGCTGAGTACCAATCGCAGTCCGAGACGGACCTATTGTTTTCATCATCCGATGGATTCACCTGGAGTGAAGACGGCCGTAAAGAAGTCAAGATCGACGGGCCTAGCTTTGAACCATTGCCGCCGTGGCCTGACGGTACAGCCGGCCTCTTGGATTCTCACTGCAGTTCAAGGGTGCTGGATTACAACGGATACAATGTACCGGATGGGAATTACGGATACGATAAGGAAACGGGTCTTTTGATCCAGCCCGGTCATGACATTGATCAGATATCCCTCGATTATCTTTTCGGCGGGATCACCTACAGCTCCGGTACCGAAGTTGACATAACAGTGTCCGGCGGCGATGGCCCGCCTCCATCGTTTCCGCCGGGAGATCCTGGTCTCTCAGCGGTGACTTGCGTGGCCACTGCCGGGGGCCAGTGGGTGGCTGCAGGTGGACAATATGATCCAGCCGGCAGTAGCCAGCCTCCTCAAGGCGGCGGTACATCCGAGGCCGCTTATTTGGTCACCGATGACGCTGGGAACCAACATTGGGAGCGCATAGACCCGCCCGGAACCAACGCGATCATCGCAATGTGCGGTGGCCTCTTGAGCGACGTTAAACCGGAACCGGCGGTCAAATAAATGCTCGTCTGTAACGTCAGCCAGTCGCGGCGAAGGGCATCGATCGCGGCTTCGGTTTCGGAAGCCGCCGCAGCACTCGACACACCCGGAACCGGCAACATCGTTTTCGCCACGCTGGTGGACGATCCGGCCTCGGTCAGGGAGCACGTCGATGCTTTCTTCGGGCAGATCATGCTCGAAGCGGCGAGCGCCACCGACCGCGTCAGTTGGGGGCTCACCTATGCCGCCGCGATCGGCGAGGCGGCGAGCGCACTCGATACTGCCAGCGCGACGTCGACATCGCCGGTGGTGCCGACAACATTAAACCCGGCGGATAAAGACACTCACATCACGCTGTCGAATGGCAATCTGACGGCGGCCGGAACGGCGGGGTGGACTGGCCTCGTTCGTGCAGTCAAGTCGCAGTCGGCTGGTAAGTTTTATTGGGAAACGACGTTCAACGCCACGCAAGTTAACAGCGGTGTGGGGTTGGCTGTCGGGTCGCTTTCGGTATCGACGCAGACGTTCAGCAATGCGGGAACCGGCAAATCCGGGCTCATTCAAACTGGCAATGTTTATGTCGATGGCGCGGCTACTTTCAGTATCGGCGGTGTCGGCGGATCGGGCATTTCGTTCGGAACCATATCGAGCGGCGCCGTGATTTGTGTGGCGGTCGACGTGACCGCAAAACTGATCTGGTGGCGCCTGGGAGCGGGCGGCAATTGGAACAACGTGGCGGGGCGCGATCCGGCAACAGGTGTCGGTGGCGCCAATATTCCAAATGTGGGGACAACCTTCCCGACCGACTGTTTTGGCGGCGCCGACACGCTGATCTCCAATTTCGGCGCCACGGCCTTCACCGGCACCGTGCCAAGCGGCTTCACGGCGGGATGGCCGTCCTGAAATAACAAGGGAGAATAAAATGACCGAGGAACGCGCGCAGGCGCGCGAAAGCAGTGACGCGGCTGTCATCCGCGGCGGCGGTCTCGGCGAGCACGCCGAAGCGCACGGACGTTATGAGGTCGAATGCATCGGGCCAAGCGGCGAGCTCAAATGGCGCGAGACCATCGACAATGTGGTGGCCACCGTCGGCAAGAACCTGGCGCTGGATTCATTTCTCGCCGGGGCAGCGTACACGGTGATCGGGCCGTTCATGGGGCTGATCTCATCAACGTCCTACACAGCGGTTGCCGCAACCGACACGATGGCTTCGCATACGGGATGGCTCGAGGCCGGCGGCACCAATGCACCGGCCTATTCCGGCAACCGCAAGACTGCGGTTTGGTCCGCAGCGACGGCGGGATCGAAAGCCCTGTCGGCGGCGCTGTCGTTTGCGATCACCAGCACCGGAACCGTCAAAGGGGCGTTCCTGTGCTTCGGCACCGGCGCGGTCGCCACCAAGGACGACGCCAACGGCACGCTTTGGTCGGCCGGCACATTCTCGACCGGCGACAAGGCGGTGGTGAACGGGGATACGCTCAACGTGAATTACAGTACGAGCCTTTAAAGGACAGGAGCCGAACAATGTCGATACTCATTTCGTTCCTGTATCTGCTGCTCTACATCGCCATCGTCATCTTCGTGGCGTTCGCGATTCGATGGTTGATCGTCAGCTTCATGGGCTGGTCGATTGATGCAAATATCGAAAAGTGGGGCCGCGTCATCGTCGGTTTGCTGTGCCTCATCGCAATCGTGATCTGGCTTACCGGCGTGCTGGGTATGGGTCCGGGGCTGCCGCATCCCGTCTACGGGAGATACTGATGCGCGGCTGGGTCATCGCCATCGGCTTCCTTCTGATCCTCGTGGCCGGGATCTGGGTCGTGCATACGCTCGAGGCGATGTACCCATGACTTCCGTGCGGTCGTGGTTTCACGAGAACCAGGCGATCGTCTATTTCCTGGTGGCGCAGGGCATCGCGATCGGCGCTGCGGTCCTGTCGATCACGGCCTACATGGTCAAGCTGGAGACACGGGTGAACACGCTCGAGGTGCGCGGTTCGCCGCACTTGGTGATGGTCGATAGCCGATTGACGGTATTGGAGAGTCAGACCAAGGCTAACAAGGGAAGCATCGATAGGATCGTCGACGTGATGACCAAGAGGTTGAACATCAATCCATGAACGAGGATCGCAGCCTGA